CGGGAAGTCTTTGACCGCCATTATCCTCTCCTGCCGACAGCGCGACTCATGGCCCCGCCTTGGTTGATCGCTTCAAGTACGGCTTGTTTAGCCTGAGCCTTGATGAATGGCGCGGCTGCCAGTATCTGGCGCTTGGCATCGCCACCGCCACCGCCCAACTGGAACACCTGGGTGACGTTAGTGGTGCCGCCATTGTTGTTGACACTCGACGGCGTAACAACCCCTGAACCGCCCATAGTGACAACCTCCGGCCCGTTCTCGCCGACCATGTATGACCCGCCGCCTGTTACTGAGCCGCCCATTGCGCGGGCTCCTGCCATCGCTGTTCCCATGGTTGCTGCTAACCCTGTAGCCGCTGCAACAAAAGGCGTTGTTGTGGCTATCGCCGATCCTGCTGCGGCTGGGGCGAGTGCCGGCCCAACTATAGGGATAGCGGCTGTTGAAGCGTATGCGCCAACAGCAGCAACCTGCTGCAATGCCGCCGCCTCTGCCGATAGAGCCGTGGCCGATGCTGCGCCAGCGGCGGACCCAGAGGCGGCTTGAACGGCCTGATAAATCAACCACTGCGCCGCCATCTGCGCAAGGGCGTTAACAGTTGAGCGAAGCAGCGTTTCAAGCATTTTTTTGCCAGCGTCTTCCACGCTTTCAAAATCAAAGATTACAGACTCAAACGCATTGCCAAAACTTGACGTAAAGTTGTTTGCAACTTGAGATGTTAGCTTTTGAAAGTCACTCATTGTTACTTCTGCAGATTCTAAGTATTGCTCCCAGAAGCCAGCGTTCAAATCGTTTATTTTTTCGTTTTTTTCATTTTCGAGCTGAACAAGTAAATTGTTTCGAGCTGTGCCGGTTGTATTTGTGCTGTCAAGAATAATATCTCGACGCCGCTCGTACGAAGCGATAATCGAGGCTTCTTCTGACATTAGGCTGGCTGCAATGCCTGATGCTTCTTTGTTTATTGATGCCTGTTTTTCTTCTGCTTCCCTTGCGTCATCAATAGCATTTCCAAGCGCTACATATTCAGCGGCCTCGGCTGCGGTCAGTCCTTTGCTTTGAAGTTGTAGCTGTGTCTTCTTTTCTCTTACAATTATTTCTGCTTCGGTTGCAGAAACTCCCGATTCAATGAGAGCATTCTGTGTTCGCAGAAATTCCAGTTCTTGTTTTATCGCTTTAGAGGCGGCGGCTACTCCTGCTTTAGCTGTGGCCGCTGCTGCTGCTGAAGCGCTTTTAGATAAGCTTTCGCTGCGCGTTTCAACTTTTTGTAATTCTTCTTGTATTACACCGCCAAGTTTTGTTAAGCGTGCAATTTCGTTTTCAGCATTGCCAATTTGTGCGGTAGCGGCACCGGGCCGCCCTTGGTAAACGACATTCTGAGAGTTCTGTTTTTCCTTTAACCGGTCAAGCTCTACGCCAGCCTCGGCAATGGCGATCTTGTTTTCTCTCATTTGTTCGGCAAGAGACGATCGGATATTTTCAACCTGAGCCGCCGTCATGTCTTCCAAGCCTTCGGTAAATCCGCGAACCTCTCTGCCCGCCTCGCCAAGCTCTACCTTTGTGGCAAACAAGGCATCTCGAAAGTAATAAAGTGAGCCTGCGGCAATCAATGCGACACCAACAGGACCGCCAAGTAGAGCCATTGATGCGCTTGCGGCTCTTGCGGCACCCCCCATCGCCAACATGCCAGCAGCGGCAGTGGTGGATACTCCCGCCATCCGACCCAAAGCTATCTGAACCCGACCAGCCTGAACCGCATTGAATGCCAAAGCCCCGCCACTGGCGGCCAGTGCGGAGGTCAGTCTGCCGGCAACCACTGTTGCCAAGGCCGCTGCAACGTCTGTGGCCACATCAAAGGTTTCCGAAAGGTCAGATACAGCCTCATCGACGCCACCGGCGTCCTCTGTAAAGTCTAAAAACTGGCGGCTTAGGGCGCTTACTAACGGAGACACTTCCGCCGCAAGCTGTTCAGACAGTGCACTGAACACTGAACCAACAGCGTCAATCTGTTCGGCTGCATCCGTGATGTTTTGCGCATCAACTTCAGACAGTGCAATGCCAAGCGCCTCAGCCTGCTTAGCCTGTTCGGCCATGGCTGCGCCGTTGTTTCTCAGAAGCGGTAGCAGTCTTGTGGACTCTGAAGACATGGCCTCCATGAAAAAGATCATCTCGTTTTGAGAGACGTTTGCTTTTTCTAGGCTGCTTACAAATAACTGAAGGGCGTCTGGACCTGATAACTCTCTGAACTGTTCTGCGGTTACGCCAACTTGGGGGGCTATCTTCTCAAAGAAGTCGGCCATCTCACCGCCGCCGGTAGTGAGAAAGTCACCTACGCGGTCTGACATATCCTTGAGGATACCGGAAAGCTGTCCGGCTTCAACGCCAACTGTCTTGGCACCGAAGGCCATCTTTTGAAATTCTGGAACAGTGGAATTTGCAACGCGGGCCAGTCCGACAATTTCCTTCGCCGCTTTAATCGACTTAACTGCCATTGCACCAAGCGCAACACTGGTAGCCGTAGCCGCCGCCGTGAAGATTACCAAAGACTTGCCAAGCTCAGTCACAGTGCTGCGAGTGCTGCCAGCCTGTTTGCCGAAACGATCTAAATCATTCCGCCCGCGCCGGATGTCGCTTGTGTCGGCTCTTACCGATAACGAATAAACATCAGCCACGATTAACACCCCCACCGGCTTGCTTGAATAGTCTCTGGAACTGCGAGCTTGAGCGTTCGCGCATTTCGTCTAATGTCCTCACGTCATAAGGAGGCTCTGCGTTAGAGTCTTTGCTTCTATGCAATTGTATCACATAACTTTCAGATAGCCTGTGCAGAGTCTCAGACTCCCATGGCGTTAAATAGGTGTCAGTGAGGCGGCACCATGCCGCTATCTCTTGGTAGTCAACAGGTGCCGGGCCTTGCCGTGCGAAGCCAATCCGGGAGAGCATTTCGATGAGGTAAGCGCCCTGTTCGTGGTCAGGTAGTTTTAGGCGAGAATCTTTGGGGTCTAGCTGTCTTGATCTTTGTTCCTTTTCGCCCTCTGGCACAGCGTGGAGCCATGCCAGGTGGCGAACAGCAAGGTCTAGCTTTTCCCTGACTTGCTGAAAAAAAGGGTGCGTTTCTGGATTGCCACGCTGATTTGACTTACGAACCAGTCGAGGCTCTCGTCTTTCAGCATCGCAAGCGCTTCAGGGCTATCGGGCTGGATTGCCTTGCCGTCTACCTCGACGTTCTGCCATGAGACTATACATGATTGCAGCAGCTTAGCGCCACGCTCTGACGCCTGGGCTTCGTCGGTGGCGTCAAAGTCGCGGGCAAGCTCTACAGCGGCGGCGCGGTAGGCTTTAGAATCGCGTCCGTACACCTCAACAACAATATCAGTCTTGCCGCCAAGTGGGTCTTGAATGGGCACGGTTGCCGTGTCTTTACGGGTGAATGATCGAATATCCATTAAACCGCCTCAACTGGCAGGGGCTTGCTGGTCAGGTCAATGGTGCATGACCCGCCGGACATGGTATTAGCAGAGCCTAAGTTGTAGGTAAAGCTCGACACGATGCCGGTGTAAAATAGGGTATCGCCGTTTCGATCAACAAGCTCAAAGCTGTGAACGTTACCTGCTTCAGCACCATCAAGTGCAGACTGAAGCGCAATTTGGCCGGTGTCTGTGGCATCACGAGCAATTTGCAATGTCATTTGGCCGTAATCAATTGAGCCTGGGCGTTTAGCAACAGTGCCGGTATCGACTGGGGTAAAAGTTACGACTTCACGAGTTCCGCCCAATTCGCCAAGGTCGCCAACTTCGCCAACGGCGTCAAAAGTCAGTGCCTGATAACCGGGTGCGTCATAAGTTGCAGGGACGCCAGCAACAACAGAAAGAACAGTGCCAAGAGTGGTAAATACGTTGCTCATAATGTAATCCTCTAAACTTCAGTTTTGATATAACCAATTCTAACACATTAACCTGATAGGTTCGCAATCTGTTCATCTATTGATCTGTCAAGCTCTCTTAAGCTAATTCTGACCATCCCTTCCTTCGCTTGTGTTGACCATCCGTCATGCTCCAATATAGAAATATAGGGCAAATTGTTGGTCAAATACCAAACATTACCCGGCGCGTTCTGAGTCTCCCCCGCAATGCTGGTTATCGTTGGCGTCCCTGTTTTGTCGATTGCCGTTGTTGTGCCGCTTGCCGGGCTACCGATCGACGCCTGCCAATTGCCTCGCGCCTGCCCGCCTGTATAGCCTGGAGGTGGCGGCCCTTGCCATAGGCTAGGATTGCCGACCGGAGTACGCAACACGATGCGCTTAGATAGGTCAAGCAACGTACCCCTGACAACCTCATCCATGCGGTCACCAGCGATGCGCTCTATATCCCTTAGCCTGCTGAAATCGAAGTTAGCCAAACGCCCTCCAGTTCACGCTTACCGGCATTAGCCACCAGCCACCTGAAGCCAATCCTTGCGCTACGTTCACTTGCTCGACCACTACACTCTGCCCCTCGAATACAAGCATCGTCCCGCGCGCAAAGTGTGCCGTGATCGAATCGATGAGCTGATGCGACTCAAGTTTATAGTCGTCTAGTGGGGTGTAAATGCTGATCTGATACACGCCGATGAAGTCTGTTGATCCGCCGGGCTCCATGCCGATAGTGGAAGATGTAGCAGGAAGATAAGATTCACGTAACCAAGTCTCGCCCTCGACCGGCGTATACTTGGCGTTCTCGAATGCGATGGGCGGCGCGCTAGGCAGGCTGTTGAGGCGAGTTGATAGTGCTGCGCTGATCTTTCTGTGGCTCATGCTATACCCTCAACTGGCAAATATAGATCACGTCTGCGCCTGACTTCGTGATCGGCTGCACATCCATAACCCTGAACGTCTTGCCCTGTACCTGGGCACGCCATCCTTGCTCGGGGGCTTCGTCCACTTTGTTTAGAATCAGTCGCGTGTCTGATCGCTTGATAACGGTGCCGTCAACTTCTGCGTTTTGGAAGCGGGACGGATAGCCGAATCCTGAGACCACGCTCTCAGTTGCAGGGGTAGT